CTTCGACAACTGCACTTCAACTTGATCTGGAATATCTGAGTTTGGCGCTGGCAGCGTTGCACCAAGTCGCTGCTCAATCTGGGTCCGATACTGGAATGCAACGTGCTCTGCAATGTGCGCCATCATGGCCGCTTGCATCTGTTGAGCCATTGGGTTCTGGCCCATCTGACCCATGATCACGGGGTCTTGCATCATGGACGAGTGGACGGCGATGTGAGCTGCGTGATCCTGATAGATGAACGCCTTCGTGGGTTTGCCAGTCAGGAATGCCATGTTCTCCGACACCGGATCACGGGGCTTCATGTCATCTTCAATCGGCACCAGTTTTTCCGCGTTCTTGATGCCAAGAACTTCAAGCATTTGACGGTGCAACTGTGGCAAGTCATAAATCTGCGGGGCACCCTGGGCCAACTGAATGGCTGCTTGGTACTGCATGATCCGCTGCGCCATTGTTGCGCTGTTTGGGTCTGACACTGGAATGACTTCCACCATGTCGTAGTCAGCACGTTTGGCCTTTGTGTTGCCATCAACCGGCACATACTCATACTCTCCGGGGGTGTTGTCTCGAATGATTTCCTTGAGAAGCTTGAACTCCTGCTTCATCGAGTAATGCACACGAGCCTGCACCGCCGACGTGGTTTTCAGTTGGCGCTCAAGAATAGCCAGCGTGGTTCCAACAGGCGCGTTGGCGCTCATGTCACTGACTTTCATGTCAGCCACAGAACCAAGACGACGGGCTTCATCGGTAATCTGGTTGAGCAGTCCCATCAGAACCTGAGATGGCTCCTTGTACGGCAGAGGCATGATGTTGTCACGCACAGAGCCAGAGGGAACATCAACATCACGGAACTCACCCGGCTGAATAGGGGTATCGTCGCCCTTGATGCGTAAGCCGCGTGACTTCAGGCCACCGGGCAAGTTGCTCAATGTTCCAGCATCAATCAGTTGGCGAATCAAAGATGTGCTAGCACGAGCATAGCCGCCAATAATGTGGATTAAGCCAAGGCCGTACACACCAAAACCTGGGACGTAGCAGTAGTCAACAAAGTGCTGACGGCGCAGTTTTAGCTTGTCGTCTTCACGCCAGTTGCGGCGGATTGCCAAAATGTTTTGCGTAGAACGATCAATGGTGATGACGTATGGAAGGGCAATGCCATCTTCATCTTCGTAGCCGGGCAGGTCAAAATCAACGCAGACCTCGTATAACTGGTAGCGGTCATCGTCGCTCAGTGTGTAGCCCTGATCTTCGGCCTTCTTTTTCTCAATGTCAGAGTGGAAGGTGACAGGTTCACCTAAGTCGATGTCACGGTAAAAACCAGCCACTTGCAGCTTGCGAATATCGTTCTTGGTCTTACGCATGTTGTGCGTCACGCGCTCAGCAGTGCGAGCATTGGATGCACCGTAAGGAATGATGATGTCTTCGGCCGGGATAAACACGGCGGCTTGACGGCCAAGGCTCGGGTCGAAGTAAACTTTCTTAAAGGCTGATCCAGCCAAACCCAAGTTGAACAACAAACGCTCATGCTCAGGGCGATACTCGGGCATTTCTTCCGTGAGCTTGTAGTTCATGTCATCACGAACTCGCTCGGCAGCTTCTTCTTTGAGCTTGTCGATTGCGCCAATGATTTCAGTCTTAACAGGGCCTTGAGCCGGGAATGTCTCAATGATTGTCTCTGACTGAAAACGGATAGCCGCCTCGGTCAAAACTGTGGAGTACACGCCGCAAGCACCATCCCATGGCTCAGTGCGCTCTTCATACTTCATGCCAAGAACATCCAAGCCCTTGACATACATCTCAGCCCAATCTTTGCGACTGGTCATGTCGGCATCAATCAGGGAGATCAACTCGGAGGCAATTGATTGAAGTTCGCCATCATCCATATACTCGGCCAAGTTGGCATCAAATGGAGCCTCTTCATCTTCCGGCATCAGGTCAATTTCAACGCCATCAATCCCAATCACAACATCGTCGGGGTTCTCAATCATGATCTCCACTGCTGGCGTGTCGTCTTGAACGATGTCAGAAAAATCCAAACCCATGGGGGCTTGCGCAATAGAGGGGACCATGCTGCTCGTTGCCATATAAATACCTTAATAGAAAGCGGCCTTACGCCGGAAGGACTGAGGTTCGTCCTGTGCATCGGATTCTAGTCTCAAAAACCCGCCTTGTCGAAATCTGGTGATTGCCGCAACAGCAGTGTCGTGAAGATCGTCATGAGAAGCGTTAGGGAAAGCAGCCATCTGCTCAATCAGTTCGCGAGCCCAGCGAGTATCCGGTGCCCAGACTTTGCCGCCTTGAAAAACGGGTGCAATAGCATTTGTACGGGCAATCTTGTCGTTCGACTGCTGGCGTGTACCTCGGCTTGGGGTGTAGCCCCTGACAAAAATGTCGCCCGATTGGTTCAGTTCTTGGATAAGCGATGCACCTGCGGCTTTGGCCTCAATGATGCAATCATCCGGCTCCCACTCCATATAGTGCGCCCGAGCCTTCTCCTTCAACTCTGGAAACTCCATTCGCTTTTGGAATGCGTCCAACAAGATAATGTTCGGATTGTTCGGGTCCTCGTTTAAGAAGAACACGCCCCAAGTTGTGCAGGCCGAAAAGTCCGACCGCTCGTTTTTCGTAAACGCCGTGTCCCATGACTGGATGATGAACTCGCACCTCGGTGGGTCGTCCTGCTCCCAGACGTTCCACCACTCTCTTTTGATTAGAGCGCCTTCTTCGCCGGTTGGTTTCTGTTGGTACTGGGCGTTCCACTTTGACGGCGGGAGTTCCGCTTTAAGGTCATCAAGAAGTTCAAGAGGCCAATATTCAGGCCAAAGAGGTTTGCCAGATGGAAGAATTGCCGGGAACTCAATTACTCGCCATTCGTCAGGTTTGCCGCGCTCAATGGAGTCCTGAATCACCCTCCCAATCAAATCTCGTTCACTCCACCGGGTAGCGATCATGATTATGGCTCCCCCTGGCTGGAGTCGTTGACGTGGACCAGAGGTGTACCACTCATACGTCGAGTCGTACACGCTTGGGTCGTGCGCCGCCATCTTTGCTTCTTGCTCAGAGTGCGCGTCGTCAATGATTACGATGTCAGCGCCACGTCCCGTAAGAGTTCCGCCAACACCGCAATTGTGGGTCAACACACCATTGGCAAAGAAAGCATGATCACCTTCAAGCAGGTAGTTGATAAACACCCCGCCACTTGAGCTCTCTACGACTTTTCCTGCGGGCCGTACTCCCACACATAGCCCAAATACCTGCCAGAAATTTTCTGAAGTGCCTTCCAGATACCTTTGAGTGCCTTTTCCTTTGCCTGCGGATTGAAGGCCAAAGCTGCAACGGGCAATGACCCATGCTCCGCTACGACGCAACCATCCAATGTTTTCTGGATCACCATACGACCGTAGTTCTTCTTGCGCAGCCTCTCCTTTGATAACGGGTTCGTCCCTTTGGATATCCTGTACCGAATCGCTTCCGGCGTGATCCCAAGCTCCCTTGCTTGATCGGCCATCGTCTTTCCATCCAGCAGGACGTTGTTGCGCCTGTTGTTGGCCTGAGTTTGAGCCGTCGCCCATCGGCAATTGTCCGGACTGTACGGGCCATTCACGTCGATCCTGTCCAGCGTCATACCCCGTGGGGCCCCCCCCATATCGGCCAAAAAGTTCTCGAACGACATCCATCGCTCGCACACAGTTATTCCTCGTCCACCGTACAAAGGCCAGTGCTCGTCCTTGGGGTTCCCACATCGGGACTTCATGTTGTACCAGCGGCGATACATCGGCGTGTTCCAGATTTCCATAAAAACTCCTTATGTGAGCCTTCATTCTACCCAAAATACTCTCCACTACCAAGATGTCTTTGCCCTCAATGTCTTTGGCGCAGACCCATCCCCGGTTCTGAGTCCAAACAGGATGCTCAGCCGAGCAAAGCAATCCGTTAACCGAGTACCCTTTGTCGTGTGTGTTGGCATAGACGCTCAGCACCTTAGATGGCTTTGCGCACCCAACAAGCCAATCTCCAGGCTTGATGCTATCGGCCAGCACAAGGCCATGGCTTGACCGCACAAGGCTATCCCTGGCAATGCAAGCAAAGTACTCGCCATACTCATTTACCGCCCAACGGCCAGCCGACTTTGAATCTTGGCGCAGGTTGACGTTCTTGAAAATTTCGTTGTACTGGTCGCTAGAAACCAAGTTCCTTACGTTACGACCAAAACCCACAGCCAATTCAGCCGTGTTCGACACCTGCATGATCTTCTTGTCAGGAAACTTCCCCAAGAACCAAGCCGGAAACAAGTACGACCCAAACTGACTCTTGGTATGCCGAGGCGGGCACGAGATTGCCAACCGCTTGATCTTTCCGCTTGCCACATCCTCGAACGCCTTAGCCATAACAGCATGGTGCCGACCGTTAATAAACCCCGGCCACATCTTCTTGACAAAAGCCATGAACGACTCTTGGCACTTCTCCCTCTCCAACGCAGCCTTGTACTCAGCCACCTGATCCAAAAGCTTCTCCTGCTCATGCAACGGCAACTGAGCAATCAATGCCTCCATATCCTGCGGAGCAACTTTTTTGTTTTTTTCCATCACAAAAACTTCTGAATCAGGCCAATAACAGCAACCGCAACAATCGCCCACGCCAATCCCCGCAAGATTATTAACCGCATCTCGCGGTTCCTCTGCGCCCCACTCATTCTTCTCATTCCATCTCCTTCAAGTTCTTGTAGTTCACCCAAGCAGGCCGAATCGTCCTACCTACTCCATCCATCTTCTTCACCACACCCAACTCAACCAACCTGTCCACAATCCTCTTTGTAGACCCTATCCCCATCTTGCCACGCACATACGCAATATCCCTCAAGGTCGGACTGAACCCATACCTCTTCCACCACTCATCAATCGCCAAAAAAACTTCCTTTTGCATCGGACTCATATCAGCCTCCATACACTCCTGCCACGTAGGATCACTACGCCGAATCTTCATGTCCCTGTGGATAACTTTTTGACCGCAACTTCCACGTTTTAGTTGCCGCGTTGTTTTTGTACTCATCCATAACTTTCAACTAGAACTTTCAAACTCATTCAATTTTCCATTCCAACTGCCTATTTTTTAAGCAATA